GTACCAATCTTATCAGTATCAAGTCGGAGGTGACAGATGCGTAAGAGATTCGTTTTGCTCCTTCTGGTTCTGGCTGCGCTGGTTCAGGTGGCGGCGACGTTCCCGCAGGAGAGTGAGATCCCATCATTCGATGGCTGGCTGGAGCTGGCGTAATTCGGCCAGCCCGGGAGGCTAGGCGCAGTGTCGGAACTGATTTCACTCATTGCGGATGTTGGCGGCTCGCTGGGCCTGGCGTTGTTCGCCATCTGGATGTTGCAGCGCTCCTATCGGGAGCAGAGCGAGGCATCAGAAACCGAGCGAACCCGGCTCGTGAATGCGTTGGATCGAAACACCGAGGCCTGGGAGAAGGCGACGGAGATGATGGTGCAGATCTCGACGGGCATGGCCATCATTGCCGATGCGGCCAACGCTAACCGGCGTGATTTGACCGACATCCGCGTATTGCTGGCCAAGCGGCCGTGCATCAATTCGTATAGTCAGAGTGAAACGAAACGATCTCGGCGACGCTTGGAAGAGCGTGAGTGAATGCAGGTAGGTTGCATGTATGTCGCGAGGGGAATCGTGGGTCAGCGATGAATTGCAGGAGTTGCTGCTGCGGCTGACGGCTCAGCAGGCGCGGGGTGTGCTGCGCATCGTCCAGGGCGAGCTGGAGGGGCGCAGCCTGAGCAGCCTGCTCGATTGCGACGATCAGATTTGCGCCTCGACAACGTACTATGGCACTCGTAGAAGGACGGGCTGGCGACAGAAGCCCGATTTCCGCCAGGCGGTGGAGCTGGCCAGGCGGGATTACCGGTCGTGGATGCTGGAGTACGGCGTCAACGATGCGCTGATCATCCTGGCCGAGACAGCGCCCCACGCGGCGCGGGCGCTGCGGCAGCAGATCCTAGGCGACGATGGGGCGGTTGACGCGCTGGCGGCGGCGCTGAAGGACGCGGATCCGGAGGTGCGCCGCGACGCGGCCACACAGCTCGGGGCGACGGGATTGCCGGCCGTCGTGCCGGCGTTGAGGGCGGCGTTGAAAGCGGAGACGGACCCGCTGGTGCGGCAGGTGCTGGTGGCCGCGCTGGGGCACGTGGCCGGGCTGCGGGACGACGACCGGCGAGCGGCGGCGCTGGGGGTCCTCGACCGGGCGGACGTCAAGACGGCCGGGAAAGGCCCGCCGGCCGTGGCAGTCGGGGATCAGATGGTCAACCTGTACCTGGCCGATCTGGGAGAGTTGAGTGATGAAGAGCTCGACCAGCTCATTGCCAACCTGGAGGCAGCGGAAAGCGGCGCTGCTGCTGGAGAGGCGACGGCGGCAAGCCCCCGAGACGAACCGGGACCTGCTGGCGTGGACGATCCTGCGGCGGCCGTACCTGGGGTCGGGGAAGCTATTTGACCTGAGCTCGCACCGGTATCTGGTGGACATTTACAATGAATCGGCACAGCGAATGGTGCTGCTCAAGGCCGGGCAGGTGGGGGCAAGCGAGTACCTGATCAGCTATGCCATGCACGCCTGCGACGAGCGGCAGGCGACGGCGCTGTACGTGTTTCCGACGGATCGGCACGTAAGCGATTTTTCGTCGGCGCGGATCGGGCCGGCGATCGAGGCCAGCCCATACCTCGATGCGATCGTCGTCGAGGGGGGAAAGGGCGACAAGCGCGGGGCGGATCGGATCACGCTCAAACGGGTGCGAGACCGATTCATCTACCTGCGCGGGGCGAAGGTGGATCCGGACGGGCAGGCTCCTCAGCTCAAGGCCGTTGACGCGGACGTGCTGATCCTCGATGAGTGGGACGAGATGGACCCGCGAGCGCCGGTGATCGCCCGAAAGCGGCTGGGGCACAGCCGCATCGCCGAGGAGCGGGCAGCGAGCACGCCGACCTATCCGGGGCGAGGGATCCACGCCGAATGGTTGGACAGCGACCAGCGGGAATGGCACGTGCGCTGCCGGGGCTGCCGGGCATGGCAGCCGCTCAATATCAGGCAGGTAGTCACCGAGTGGGATGACCTGGAGCGGCCGGTGGCCTGGCATGGCCAAGGCGAAGGTCGGGCGTGGATCGCCTGCGGGAAGTGCGGGCGGGAGCTGGACCGGTTGGGGCCGGGGGCCTGGGTGGCGGGCTGGCCGGGGCGCGAGGTGATCGGCTATCATTTGCCCAAGCTTTTCAGCGCACCAGTGGAGCTGCTTGACCTGGTGCAGGCGCTGGACACGACCGATGAGACCAAGCGGCGCGAGGCCTATAACCAGGATCTGGGCGAGCCGTACACGCCACGCGGGGGGCAATTGACCATGGAGGCGCTGGATGGGTGCCGGCGCGATTATGCCCACGGGCCGGTGGGGAAAGAGAAGACGGTCATGGGCGTGGACGTGGGCAAGGTGCTCTATGGCGTTGTCCGGGGTCCGGCGCACCCGGAAACGGGCGAGCGGCCGCAGCGCTGGGCGGGTGAGATCGAGACGTTCGACAGCGTGGGGCGGCTGATGCGGCAATACGGGGTGGAGACGCTCGTGATCGACGCGCTGCCGGAGACGACCAAAGCGCGGGAATTGCAGACGGCGTGGCCACGGGAACGGGTCTGGCTGGCGTATTACGTGAGCCAGAGGATCGGCACCAAGCGGGAGGACCCGGTGCAATGGGACGAGGATAACGGCGTGGTCAATCTGGACCGGACGCGGACGATAGACGCCACGTTCGGGCGGATCCTGGCCGGGGAGAACACGCTGCCCGCCTACGCGCGGGACGTGCGCGATTATTACGCCCACCTGACCGCGCTGGTGCGGGTCATCGAGGACGGGCCGGGTGGGCAGAAGGTGGCGCGGTACGTGGAGAGCGGGCCGGATCACCTGGCGCACGCAGAGAACTATTGTACTGTGGCCTCGCTGGCAGCGGGGCGGCAGGACATTGGGATTCATCTCTAGGGCACATAATTGGAGTTATGGCTGCATGGCGGATCGCTTGAATCTTTGGCAGCGAGTCAAGCTGGCGTGGAAGTTGCTGCGCGGGCCAGACGGGCTCAAGGCGCTGACGATCGTCGGGAAGCTCAGCACCTCGGGCACGCTGGACGTGGACGCGGGCGACGTGGAGACGCTGGCCACGGAGGGCTACAAAAAGCAAGAGGTGGTCTACGCCTGCATCCGGGCCATCGCGACGAGCGCGAGCGATGTGCCGGTGCGGGTGATGAAGGACGAGGCGGAAGATCCGGATCATCCGCTGGCCGAATTGCTGGCCAGGCCGTGGCCGTGGCTGAGCCGCTACGAGCTGCTGGAGGCGACGCTGACTTACCTGAGCATCGCCGGCTGCGCGTTCTGGTGGAAGCAGCGCAGCCGGGGCAAGCGGGTGGTGGGGCTGTATCCGCTGCGGCCGGATCTGATGCGCATCCAGGCCGGGAATTCGCTGGACAAGCCGATTGCCTATTTCGAATACACCTACAGCAATCGCGTGTACCGGTTCCCGCCGGAGGATATTGTCTATTTTCGCTACCTGGACCCGCTGAGCGACACGGCTGGCTTTCCGCCGCTGGCAGTGGCCATGGATGCGGTGGACGCGGACAATATGGCCACGCGATTTCTGCAGTATTTTTTCAGGCGGGGGGCGATGCTGGGCGGCATTTTGTCGACCGAATCGCGGCTGGAGCAGGACCAGGTAGATTTCCTCAAGGAGCAGTGGAGGCAACAGTACGGCGGCCTTGAGCACTGGGGCGAGGTGGCCGTGCTCAGCGCGGGGGCAAAATACCAGCAGATCGGGGTCACGCAGCGGGAGATGGAATTCCCGGAGCTGCGGAAAATGTCGGAGGCGCGGATTTGCATGGTGTTCGGGGTGCCGCCGATCATCATCCAGGCGATCGTCGGCCTGGAGCACGCGACTTACTCGAATTTTGGCGAGGCGCAAAAGGTGCTCTGGGTCAATACGCTGTCGCCGATCTATGGCCGGTTGGGGGACAAGATCACAGTGGATCTCGGGCTGGAATTCGGCAACGACGTGGCCGTCTTGTTCGCCATCAACGAGGTGCCGGCGCTGCAGGAGAACCGGGATGCGGCGTGGAACCGGGCCAATCAGGGCGTGGCCGGGGGCTGGGTGACGGTGAACGAGGCGCGGGCCGAGGCCGGGCTGCCGCCGGTGCGCGAGGGCGAGGTGTTTCTGCGGACGCTAGCCACGCTGCCGGAGGGGGCGACGCCGGAGATGAAAGTATTGGCACCGGCGACGGTGCTGCAGCTCACGGCCGGCAGCAACGGTGGCTCGCAGAGGAAAGCCTGGGCCGATTGGGGTGAGGAGCGGAAAGAAGCGCACTCCAGGCGGCGCGACCTGATCGCGCGGGCGTGGGAGGGGCGATTCCTGGACCAGGCGCGGGAGCTGTTCCAGGAGGAGGCCAAGGTGCTCAAGGTGCTGGTCCAGGAGCAGGGGGGACAGAAGCAGGTCGAGTCACAGGTAGCCTGGATCGACGTGATGTTCGCCCTCAAGGAGTTGATTGAAGCGAGGGGGGAGAATTGGCGGGAGGGATTCGCCCCGCTTTTCCGGGCGCTGCTGGGGGCGCAGGGCGAGACGATCGCGGCCGATTTCGGGATCGATTTCAGCCTGGACAATCCGCTGGTGGTGCAGTGGATCGCCGGGTATACGTTCAAGTTCACGGAGAAATTGCAGCGGGTGACGATCTCGGACCTGGGCGGGCTGATCGGGCAGGCGCAGGACGAGGGCTGGAGCATCCCGCGCATGCAGAGCGCGTTGACGGATCTTTACGACGGGTGGAGCCGCACCCGGGCAGAGATGATCGCCCGGACGGAGACGATCCGCAGCTCGAACGCGGGGGCGCTGATGGCCTACCAGGGCGCGGGTGCAGAGATAAAGGAGTGGTACAACCCGATCGATCAGCGGACGTGTCTCTTTTGCCTGGAGATGAACGAGACAACGATCGCCATCGGGGATCCATTTTGGGAGCAGGGGCAGGAGATGACGATCGTGGACACGGCAGGCAAGACACAGCGGTTGAAATTCACTTACGAACAGGTGAATCATCCGCCGTTGCATCCGTTTTGCCGGTGTACGTTGCTGGCCAAGTTTTAGTATTTCCCGGGAAATGCCGGGTACGGGTATTATCGGAATTGATGGAAGGGATGGGACGGAGGGGATGGAAGGGAGGTAAGCATGGCCAAACGGCATAATTATCAGGAGCCGGCAGAGCGGAAGGCGATGCCGATGATCGTGGAAGGAATCGAGAACGAGCGCGAGGTGGTGGCGCTGAATGCGCTGTTTGGGAACGTGGACGAGGGGGCGGACGTGCTGCACCCAGGCGCATTTGCCAAGACGATCGATGAGCGATTTCACCGGGTGCGGGTGCTGTGGCAGCACGATTCGTGGCTGCCGCCGATCGGCGTGCCCATGTGGGCCAAAGAGGTCGGGCGCGAGGAACTGCCGGAGGAAGTGAGGGGCAGATTCCCAGAGGCGCTGGGCGGACTGATGACCAAGATCGAGTATTTGAACACCGAGCGCGGACGCGAGGTGCTGACCGGCATCAAGGCCGGCGCCATCAACGAGAACAGCATCGGCTACGATCCGGTGGTCTCTGATTTCGAGGAGGACGACAACAGAGGCATAACCGTGCGGAATCTGCGCGAGGTGCGGCTGTGGGATCTGTCACCCGTCAACTGGGGGATGAACGAGGGGGCGGTGACATTGGGATTCAAGGCAGTCGTCTCTTACCAGGACCTGCCGCTGGCGGACACGGATCGGGCCTGGGATCGGACAGCCGCCGAGCGGCGGGTGCGGGCCTGGGCGACCGGGGCGGACGACGAGGTTGATTGGCCGAAATACCGCAAGGCGCATGTACTTTATGACCGGAGTGACCCGGAGAAGTTCGGCGGCTACAAACTGCTCATCGCCGATGTGATTGACGACCGGTTGACGGCCGTGCCGCGCGGGATTTTCGCAGCCGCCGGGGCGCTGATGGGCGCCCGGGGTGGGGTGGCTGAGTTCGACGATGGGGACATCGAGGGAGCGAAGCGTCACCTGGGGCGGTATTATCGCAAACTGGACCGGACGCCGCCCTGGGAGGACGAGGAGAAAGCGGCAGCGTGGGCGCTGGTGGTGGCGGCGTTGAACGAGCCAGAGCCGGCGCAAGTGCAGGCGGTGATGGAGGAATTGAAAGCGGGGTTGGCATTTTCGGCGGGCGGCATCGCTGCGCTGACAGCCCTGCTTGAGGCAGCCGGGCAGATCGGCGAGCCGGAGGACGAGGACGAGCCGGGCGACGGGAAAGATCGCCCACTCGCGGTGAATCCACTCGCGGTGATGCAGTGGCGGCTGAGATTAGCAGAATTGGAGAATATCCTGTAGGAGGTGGCAAGATGGATCTGAGAAAGAAGATCGTCGAGCTGCGGGAGAAGGCGGCGGGGCTGATCGCCGAGGCACAGAAGGCGCTGGACGCCGTGCCGGAGGACGAGGTCCCGAATGCCGAGGTGACGCAGCTCGTGCAAGCGAAATACGACGAGGCGAAGAAGCTGCGCGGCGAGATCGAGGAGGTGGAGAAGAAGGCCGGGCTGGTCGAGGGCGTGGGGGAGATGCACCAATTCTATCATGCACCGGCGAGCACCCCGCCGCCGGTGACCACGGGCCCGGCGCCGAAGGTCCCGGAGCGCAAGACGGTCGGGCAGATGTTCGTCGAGAGTGACGAGTTCAAGCAAGTACAGCCGTTTGCCCATTCAAAGGGGCGGATCAACGGCCAGCCGCTGGCGGTACCGAGCTTGTTCAAGACCTTGGTCACCGGCGCGAGTGATACCAGCGCCGGGGCGTTCGTGGTGGCTGATCGGACGCCGATCTACGTGGATCTGTTGCAACGGCCGTTGACGCTGCGCGACCTGGTCTCAATCGGGACGACCGGGAGCGATCTGGTGGAGTACGTGCGTCAGACTGCGTATACCATCGCGGCGGCGGCGGTGGCTGAGGCGACGGCGACGGGTGACACCTCGGGCACCAAGCCGGAAAGCGCCATCGCCTGGGAGATCGTCCAGGAGGCGGTCAAGACGATCGCGCACTGGATCCCGGCGACGCGGCGGGCGCTGGCGGATGCGGGCCAGATCCGGAGCATCATCGACAGTCAGCTCAGGCTCGGCCTCGAGCTCGAGCTGGAGGATCAGATGGTCAACGGGGATGGCACGGGCGAGAATTTCACCGGCATCCTCAACGTGACCGGCATCAACGTGCAGAATCTGGGCGCCGACACGCGGCTGGACTGCTTGAAGAAGGCGGCGACGCTGTGCCGGGTGACCGGGCGCGTGGTACCAACGGCGTTTCTGATGCATCCAGACGACCTGGACGAGATCCTGCTGGCGAAGGACACCGAGGGGCGGTACCTGGTCGGCGATCCGCAGATGCGGCAGAACGGCATGGTGTACCTGTGGGGCCAGCCGGTGGTACAGAGTGACGTCCTCACCGAGGGCAACGCGATCGACGCTGGATGGAAACAGGCGGTCATGCTGTGGGACCGCGAGCAGGCGACGGTCACGGCCAGCGACAGTCACAGCGATTTCTTTGTCCGCAACATGGTGGCCATCCTGTCGGAGATGCGGGCCGCGTTCGGCGTCCTGCGCCCGGCGGGGGTGACGCACATTGATTTCACCGCATAAATCAACGGATGGAACGGATAGAACGGATGAATGGAGGGACAAGACGATGAAGCGTAACAAGTTTGGGTTGATCGTGGCGTCGCTGGCGCTGGTGGCGATGGCGCTGCTGGTCATATTCGGCGGGCTGTCGTTCAGCGGCCAGGTGGTCGAGGCGTCTGAGGCGGCTGCGCCGGAGCTGGCGACCTACTACTGTGGCAACAGTCCGTGGTGTGTAGTCACGCTGCAGAGCGGCGACAGCATCACAGCCAGCGCGGCGACGGAGAACGTGGCGCGGCAGGTAGGCGTCAACGTGTTCAATCGTGCGGAGTTGTATTGCACGATGGACGAGACCGACATCAACACACAGACGGTCAAGTTGCAGTATTCGCCCGACAACAGCGTCTGGGTTGATGTGTTGGGCGGGGCCTGTGCGGCACAGACGGCCGACGGGACTGTGGCCATCAGCGTGACCAACCTCTCTGGCGCGTACTGGCGCGGGTACATCACGCTCGGCGGTGCGAACGCGACCACGCCGACGGTGAAGCTGATCTTGAAGCGGATACCGTAGCACGAAAATAGAGGGGGCGGGGCGATATATGCCTCGCCCCCTGCCGGGAGGAGAATATGCTGATTCGATCAACGCGAGAGACAAAGCAGCAATCGCCATGGCGCAGCCGGGAGCGGGTAGTGCGAGACGGGCGGCTGGTGTACGCGGTCGGCTCGCCGATCCCGCGTGAGGAGGCGATCCGGCAGGGGATCATCGAGAATGACACGACGGACGAGGGCCAGCCAGATCCAGATATTAGAGATCAGGGATTGGATAGTGAGGAGGTCGTGATCGTCGAGGCGGAGTCCGTGCCGGCAGTGGAGAATGAGCTGAGTGCGCATCTGCGGCCGGCGGTGGTGCAGTACCTGGCCGAGCAGGGCATCGAGACGTTAGCGGCGCTGTTGGAGATGCCGGACGAGGCAATCCTGGACGTGCCGGGCATCGGACCGGGGACGTTGCGGCGGTTGCGGCAGGGCGGATAAGGTACATTATCTGCGCAGGGGGTAAGCGGAGATGGATGGACGGATGCGGCTGGGAATGGCGATCGTAGCGATCGTGGCGGTTGGGGTGGGTGTGGTGGCGGCTGCGGGGCCGGAGGGGGGGCGAATTGCCAATTCGCCCTACTTGGAGGAGACGCCGTGGTGGGTGGATTGTCCGGGGGTGCCGGTGTATCCGCCAACAGCGACGTGTCCGATCTATGGACCGTGGCCAGCGGAGCCGAGCCCGACGTGCCGATTCACGCCGACACCGCCACCTGAACAGGACTGTCCAGGCCCGCCGCCGACGTTGACGCCGTGGCCAACGCAGCCGCCGTGGTCAACGGCTGTACCGGAAACGGAGACACCGACGACTACAGGGATCCCCGCGCCGACGGAGACGGCAACACCGACCGAGACAGCGACGCCCACACCGACGCCGACGTTGACGACGGTCTCGCCGTTGCCAACGCCGACGGCGACGCTGACGACGATCTCTCCGCTGCCGACGCCGACGGCGGGGACGGTCACGCCGATGCCAGGCCTCGAGTGGGAAGCGGAGACGTTCACGCTGTGGGACGTTTTCCAGATCGGGACGCACGCGGAGGCGAGCGGCGGTCAGTACATCTATGTGGACGAGAACGAGCCGGATTGCCGGGAGATGCCATGTGCCGAGAAAGCTTCCAAGTGGGTGTTTGTCCCACAGGCGGGGACATACCGGTTGCAGTGCCGGGTGGCGGCGTCGGGAAGCAATCGGAACTCGTTCTGGGTGCAGGTGGACGCTGGGCCGATCTGGTTGTGGGATACGGTGGTGGGGATTTTCCACACCGAGTACGTCTCGGACGTGTACACACCGGTGGAGATCTGGCTGGGCATGGGGAGTCACAATCTGGCATTTTACGCACGGGAGACAGGGGCGATGCTAGATTGGGTCAGGTTAGAGCAAGTGAGCGGTTCTGCCGCGCAAATGGAAACAGAATAGGAGATTGGAAATGGCAAATAGCCTTTACGACCACGGCCGGGAGGGATTCCTGGACGGGTCGATCGATTGGGACACGGACAACATCAAATTGGTGTTCGTTGACGAAGCCGACGATACCATTGATTTGGCGCTCGACGAGGACCTGGCCGACCGGGCGGCAGCGTCGCGGGTGGATACCAGCGACAATTTCACCAGCAAGACGGTAGACGCCGGCGTGGCCGATGCGGCCGACGTGACGGTCTCGACGGTGACTGGAGATGAGTTTGAATCGGTCGATATCTACCAGGACACCGGGACCGAGTCCACGTCGCGGATGATCTGCAACATCGATACGGCCACCGGGCTGCCGGCCACCCCAAATGGCGGGGACATCACGGTTCAGTGGGATTCGGGCGCTAACAAGATTTTCAAGCTGTAATGGTACTGGCGGCGAGGATCAAGGCGCTCACGGTCCGGGTCCAGGGCGAGCGGGTGCTGTTGCTGCACGACGGGCGGCTGGTAGCCGATCTGCCGTGGAAGGCGGCGCAGGCGCTGGCCAAGGCGCTGGCATTCCAGGCGAACCGGGCCGAGGAGTGGGCCAAGGCGGAGCGGGTGGCGTTGGATCAGGCCATCCTGATGCGGACGGGAGCGCCGTTCGGGTTGACCGACGATTGGGCCATCCTGGGCGAGGCCAGGAAGCTGGCGGCCTGGGACAGCCGGCTGCGGCGCTATATTCCGAGTATCCGATCGCGGGAGGCCTTCGGGAGGCCGGCCGTGATCGTGGAGGAGGCAAAAGATGTTCGAAAAGAAGAAGATTGAAGATCTGCTGGCCATCGATACGGCGAGCTTGTCATACGAGGAGCTGGAGGGGCTCGTTAACGAGTTGGTGGCGCGGCGAGCGGCGATCGCGGAGCAGATGCGCCGGGCCAACGCGGAGATGACGCGGAAAGCGGCATCGAAGAAGATCGCGGCCCAGGTGAAGGAGATGAGCGAGGCCGAGCGGGCGATGCTGTTGCAGGAGCTCACAGCGAGCGGCATCGAGAGCGAGGAAGCGTTCGGGGAGATGTAGGAGGGGACCGTGAGAGAGAAGGTTCTGTTTAGCCTGGGGATCGTCCTCGGGGTGGCGCTGGGGATCGCTGCCGGCATTGGGGCGCAGGTGGTGATCGGGCAGGGGTCGCCGATCGTGCTGCTGCCGGGGGAGTCGGCGGTGTGCGCGACGTGCCCAGCGGCGTCAACGGATGTACCGGATGAAACGGATACGCCGGTGCCAACGAGTACGTCAACGCATGTACCGGATGAAACGGATACACCGGTGCCGACGGCGACCGACACGCCTATTCCGACAGCGACGGGCACGCCATCGCCAACCAGCACGACGGTCCCGCCGACGAGTACGGCGACGCCCACATCAACGGATGTACCTGAAACGGATACGCCCGTCCCGACAGATACGCCGGCGCCGAGCGGCGTGTGGCACGGGGTGGTGCGAATCCCGGACGACAGGTGGCAGACGGCGCGGGACGAGCTGGGGGCGAGTTGGATCGAGTTCCGGGTGACGCCCGGGTGGCGGGATGCGGACATCCTGGATGGGCTGGACGCGGCGGGAGCGCTGGGACTCAAGGTACTGTTGCACATCTATGACGGGTCCAGGAACACGGACAAGCCGTGGAGCATCAGCGGCGGGTCGTGGAGCGTGTCGGCGCGGGGCGTGGAGATCCTCCAGCTCGTGGAGGGTCATCCGGCGCTGGGGGCCGTGTACATCTTGCACGAGCCATATGACAGCCGCGATTACGAGGCCGATTCGGACGCGCAGCGGGCGCTGTACGCGCTGCTCCACAGTTACGCCGACGTGCCGCTGTGGACGGACATTGCCTCGCTGGCCAGGCCGGTCGCCGAGGGCGAGGTGCTGAGCGATGGGATGTGCGATTACTGTTGCACGTTCCCGACCGCGTGGCATCGAGGCATGGCCACCGTGCTCAGCCGGATTAATGGAGATTATGCGGCCTGGAGAGGGCAGATGCCGGGCTCGCAGCTCGTGTTCATGATCAACGTCTACGAGACGAGTGACGGATACTATCAATTGCCGACGTTCGAGGAGCTGCGAACAGCGCGGGCCCTGATGTGTTCCTATGGCGTGCCACAGGTCTACTATCCGTGGCAGCATGGATCGTACAGCCGGGAGATCGGGGATCTGCCGGCGTATTGGCCGGTGATCGCTGAGGGATGCGATTGAGGGGTAGCTGATGGCCTGGGTCGAACGGACCGACCTGCGGGGGTTGCGAAGCCGGACCTACCAGGACACAGCCGATCCGAACCAGCGGGTCCTATCGGTGCGGCTGGCGCCGCTGCATTACGAGGCCACGATCGATAGTGGGGTTTACGATGCAGCGATAGACGCGACGCCGGTGCGGGTGGACAACCCGCAGTTCGACGGCTGGCGGATCACGGCGGCGGGTTGGCATTACGCGCTGGGCAAGGACCTGGAAAATCACGGCGACGTGGACGGGTGGATCGGATTCGGCGGCCGGCAGGGGGCGCATTGGTTCAAATTCCGGCTGCTGCGAGTGGGATACCTCCACTGGCCCACCCGGGCCTGGCAGGACATCGGCGGAGCGCCGATCTACGACCGGGCTGACCTGAGCCGTGAAACGAGCACCTTAACAGTAGGGCCGAACGACGACCAGGTAGCGGTCGAGAGCGGCGCGGCCTGGCGCAACATCTGGATCACGCCAGGCGGCGGGGAGGTGGCCGTCTCCTGGTGGGCCAACGGCGAGCGGCTGAAAGAGGAAGTGACGGTCAACCAGGCGGCCAGGACCTGGGTGGAGGCCAACGCGCCGCCAGAGACGCCAGCGAGTGAGACGTGGTTTGGGTTCGTCTATCGCCTGGACTGGTCGGGCGTGCCGAAGGTGCTCCGCGATGGCGTCGAGCAGGACACCGACGGCGATTTCGCCGACGATGGCGAGGCGATAGAGCTGCGGGATGCGACCGACCGGCTGCTGGCGTTCATGCCGATCGGGGCGGTCTGGACCAGCGATTTCGAGATCAGCGCCCCGCTGCGCAAGCGGTTTTATCGCGATGGCAGCGATTATTACCTGGCCGTCGGGGTGCGATGCGGCACGCTGGCCGGCCTGCCGGACGGGGATCTGGTGTTCGATCCGACAGAGAACATGCAGGTCAGCGCGAGCAGCGATGACGCCGAGGACGCCGATGGAACGGTGACGCTCACCGGGCCGTACCTGCGGCTGTACCAGGGAAGCGATTGTTATCTAGGCTGGCGGTTCGTGCCCGGGACTAGCATCCCGCAGGGCGCGACGGTATCGAACGCTGATTTCCAGTTCCGATTCGATCATGCGAACTTTGACACGATCAACAACCGGCCGCTGTACGGAGAGGATGGCGCCAATCCGGGCACGTTTACAGAGTCGAGCAGCGACATTGCCAACCGGACGGCGACGACGGCGAGCGTGAACGTCAATCTGGTGGACGTGGGTACGGATTGGCAGCTCGTAGAGGTTGATTCGATCCTGGAGGAGCTGGTGGGGGATTATACCGTGCAGGCGGTGGTGCTGATCCTGCACGACAGCACCGGCTCGGACGCGGCGCGGATCACGGCATACGATGGTGATTCGGCGAATTGCGGCAAACTGGACGTGACCTATACGACAGGGGCGTTTCCGCCGGTGCCAGGGCGGGTGCATCGGGATCGGCGGTGGCCGTTGGTGAGGATGTAGGTCAACGGATTAAACGGATGGAACGGATAGGAGCGGACGATGGGACGGATGTATTCGGCGACGTTTGAGGAGGTGGCCGTTTCGGCGGCGCAGGATTTGTTCGAGATCAACGCGCCCAGTGACGCGGTCGTGGTGGTGCATGGATTCGAGATCTCGCAGAGTAGCGACACGGACAGCGAGCAGCTCAACATTCTCGTCCACCGGGGCACGACGAGCGGCAGCGGCGGGTCGAGCGTGACGGCGAACCCGCTAGAGGTGGGCGATGCGGCATTCGGGGGTACGGTGGAGGCGAACAACACAACGCAGGGCACGGAGGGCACGATCCTGCATTCGGCGGCGTTCAACGTGCTCAATGGATACGTGTGGCTCCCAACGCCGGAATGCAGGCCGGTGATCTCGCCCAGCGGTCGGTTGATCATTGAACTGCAGACGGCACCAGGCGATGAGCTCACCATGAGCGGGGTGGCGTACATCGAGGAGATTGGTGGCTAGGTTCGTCTACCGGCGGCCGTTCGATTATCGGCCGCGCCGTCGGAAAGTCACAGCCGCGCCGCAGACGATCGCGCCGACGGGGATCGCGTCTCAAGAGGCGTTTGGCAGCCACACGGTTTCTGTCAGCGGCGCGATCACGATCATTCCGGGAGGGATCGCCTCTGGGGAGGCGTTTGGCACCTTAACAATTCAATTCTACGTGGTGGCGTCGGCCATCGCATCGCTGGAGGCGTTCGGGTCGGCGCAGGTCAACCTGCGGCTGCTGGC